TAAGTGCACAAATGGCAGTATTAAAAGTAATAACATTTAAACATTAAGATTATGAGTAAATTTAAATTATTAAGAGGTCGTACTATTCTAGTAGATATGCCTGTAAGAAAAGAATCAGGAATTAAGCTGTCTGAAAAAGATGAGGAAGCAATAATGGCTGACGCTATGAAGATGTGGAATAAACTTACTATTTATGCAGTGGGTAATAAAGTTGAAGATGTAAAAGTTGGAGACCAAGTTTATATCCGTACATCTGCCTTAAATCTAGAAGTAGTAGAAAGACTTGATATTGACGGAGAAATTAAGTTTGTGCTTAATGAAGGTGATGTTGTAATTGTTTGGTAATCATGGCAAATATAACAGAAGAAGATTTAGCAGAAAAAGGTTACAATGTAACCAGTACTGCAAATAAATATAATCCTTACAACCCTAAACCGTTTTGTAATGTTTATCCTGTGAAAAAAAGTGCTGCAATAAGACCTTCTTATTATGGAGGCATGCATAATAAATACGAAGTATTTAATGTACTTGAAGCATGGGGATTAGATAAAGATTTTTATTTAGGGAATGTAATTAAGTATGTTGCAAGAGCTGGTAAAAAAAATAAATCTACAGAAAGAGAAGATTTATTAAAAGCTATAGTATATTTACAAAAAAGAATTGATACGTTATGATACTAAAACTCTTAGGACTCTTGTTAATGTTGTTATCAATTATAATAGGCTGGAATGAAATTCTTAAAACTCTTTATCCTTCATATAATCATAAACAACATATATGGGAAATGGATGAAACTAAAAAAGTAAAAGCTAATATAATAATAATTTTATTATGTATTGTATCTTTTTTAATAGGATGCGTGCTTAAAACATTTTAGTTTTAATTCACATTACTTTTTTAAAAAATCCTTGAAATATAACTCAAGGATTTTTTTATACCATTTATTTTTAGTATATTATACTGTATACAAACATAAAACATTTACCATGGACATTTTAAATTTTATCTCTTGGATTAAAGCTGGTCAATACCGTGCTACATTCCCAACTGACGTAACTAATTTACTTGCTGTAGGAGCAAAAGATCCTTCACGCGATGATGGTTACTTATCTCTTGCAGTTAATGCTGCACCATTACAAACTTTGTATCATACAGCAAATGTAACTCAAGATACAAGTATTACAACAGGAGTCACTGTTAATGCTCTTAATGGAGTTATTACTACAGTTTCATCTACTTTAGCAGCTGATACTAAAGCTTCTTTTATTGTGACTAATTCTAATGTTTTAGCAGGATCTAAGATTTTAGTATCTGTTGAATATGATGAAGCAGCAACTGGTATTCCTGTAGTAGGAGTAGCTGATATTGCAGCAGGCTCATTTAAAGTAGTTCTTAGCAACGGAGCTGGTGTAGACGCATTAAACAATGTAGTAAAGGTACATTACCTTATTATAGTATAGCATTAATTTAAGAAACAGAAACCCTGGATTAAACATTCAGGGTTTTTTGCTAATATCAGTTATTTTTAGTATATTATATTATAAACTATAATCATGTCAATAGGAAACACAAAATCATACGGAAATAAAGGAAATAACTTTCCTTTCCAATCTAAAGTACTTAAAGGGTTAAGCTTAGGCAAATTAAATGATTGCTCAGAAATTGTTTTTTCAGAAGCTACAGCATCTGCTTTAGAAGCAAGCATTAATGTTTATATTACAGCTAATCCACAAAAATATTTAATTTCTAAAGCAGTAGTATACGATTCTACCACACCTGCTTTTGTAGCTTTTATTACTTTTGCTGAATTATAATAAAAAACTAAATGATACCAAAAAAATCCAGTGTACTTGATAGTATTTTTGTATCTACTAGTTGTAACAACTGCGGTCAATGTACAGTATGTACACCCGGTTTAAAAACCCCACCACCCTCTACAGCATTAGTATGTGATGAAGAAGAAAAATGTGCAGAATCTTTTGATACTGATTGTGTTGTATATACAGGTGCAGGTATTAATACAAGTACACAAACTATTATAAATAAAGATTCTACAGTAACTCAAAGTTTACAAAACATAGTAGATTGGGTAGCTAGTGGTACAGTTATAGGGACTCAAGGGGTTCAAGGAGTTCAGGGTACTCAGGGTATACAAGGGCTAATAGGAATTCAAGGCATAACAGGTAGTCAGGGAAGCATAGGTGTTACCGGATCACAAGGAGCTATAGGTTCAACTGGTGTTCAAGGAACGGAAGGTCCTCAAGGAACTACTGGTCTTACTGGATCTCAAGGAATAACAGGTTCTACCGGTTCTCAAGGAACAGAAGGTTCCCAAGGTATAACGGGTGATACTGGGTCTCAAGGTATTACTGGTTCTCAAGGAGCTGTTGGTGTACAAGGTGAAACTGGTTTAACAGGGTCACAAGGCATAACTGGTTCTACAGGTGCCCAAGGTGCTAATGGTACACAGGGTGCTACTGGAAACACAGGCTCTCAAGGAATACAAGGAACACAAGGCATTATAGGAAATACTGGTAGTCAAGGTTTAGAAGGACTACAAGGTGTGCAAGGCACTCAAGGTATTATTGGAGCACAAGGTGAAATAGGAACACAAGGTCTTACAGGGTCTCAAGGGACACAAGGAATACAGGGAATTCAGGGAATAACTGGACTGCAAGGTATCCAGGGAATACAGGGATTAGAAGGATTACAGGGGATACAAGGATTACAAGGTGTAACAGGATCTCAAGGAGTTTCAGGAGACTCAGTTACTATTCTAGGAAGTGTTGCTACTTCAACATCTTTACCTGGTTGGCCAAGTTCATATGGTGGTTCTATTGGTGATGGTTATATTACAACAGATACAGGTCATTTATGGGTATGGGATGGTGCTGTATGGAATGATGTAGGTAATGTTACCGGTCCACAAGGAATTCAAGGTACACAAGGTCTACAAGGATTACAAGGAATTCAAGGTATTACTGGTATACAAGGTACAACTGGTATACAGGGTACCCAAGGCATACAAGGATTAGTGGGTTCTCAAGGCATTCAAGGTTTTGATGGTATTCAAGGTTTACAAGGGATACAGGGAGAACAAGGCTTGACTGGTTCACAAGGTGTTCAGGGTATTACTGGTATCCAGGGAACACAAGGTGTACAAGGAGTACTTGGACTTACAGGTACTCAAGGGGCTATAGGATCTACAGGTTCTCAGGGCTCTATTGGAAGTACAGGTTCTCAGGGAATTACAGGCAGTCAAGGATCTACAGGGTCAACTGGAAGTCAGGGTCTTATTGGTTCCCAAGGGGCTGTTGGATTTCAAGGTACTACTGGAAATACTGGTAGTCAAGGTGCTGTAGGATCTACAGGGTCTCAAGGATCAGTTGGATCTCAAGGTCTTACGGGTGCTACAGGATCCCAAGGAACTAATGGAGCAACTGGATCCCAAGGTGCAATTGGTTCTCAGGGTGCTATAGGAGCAACTGGTATTCAAGGTAACACAGGATTGCAAGGTGTTCAAGGAACTACTGGATCCCAAGGTGCCACAGGATCTACTGGTGCAACAGGTTCTCAAGGTTCTATTGGAGCTCAGGGAATACAAGGAATACAGGGTATTTTAGGTTTACAAGGTTTTATTGGTGCTCAAGGAATACAAGGCTTAACAGGTATTCAAGGAGTGCAAGGTTCTATTGGATTAACAGGCAGTCAAGGCATTCAAGGAATAACGGGTTCTCAAGGGAGTATTGGTTCTCAAGGATTTATAGGTAGTCAAGGTGCAACAGGTTCTCAAGGTCCTACTGGCGTTACTGGGGCACAAGGTGTCCAAGGCCCATCAGGAGCAGCATCTATCGCTAATAATGTTGACAATTATGTTCTTACCGCAACAGGTACATCTACAATTAATGGAGAATCAAATCTTCAATTTGATGGTAGCACTTTAGATTTAATAGGTAGCACTGCAATTAGTGGTAATAGTAGATTTCTTAATTGGACAAGTGGCACTACTTTTTGGGCAGGGGGTAGTGATATTTCGGGAAGTACGGCTATTGCTGAAGAAGGTGTTTCTTCAGTAAATGATGGAACGGCTTTAAGTGGTTGGAATGAAATAAAATACAATGGTTTAGTTCTTACAAATCAAAAAAATGATGGTAATGCTAAAAGTGTAGGTCAACTTGTATCATTACGAAGTAATTTAGTTTGGGAACTTGCTGATGCTGATAATGTAACTAGTACAAGATTACTAGGTATTTGTTTGGATGATGCTACGGGAAGTGCTACAGATATGCACGTTTTAATTGAAGGACAAATATCAACTGTTTATCATGACCAATTAGCGACTTCAAATCCAGGCTATGCTCTATATATATCTCCAACAGATGGTAATGTAACAGAAACCGCACCAACAGGAAGTGGTCAATATGTAAGATTAATTGGTCACAATTTATATGACACATCAGATACGGTAGTAATTAGATTTGACCCAGATAATACTTGGATAGAGTTATGATAACAGAACTTAAAATAGAAAACCTAGAGTGTATAAAACAACAAGATGGATTATCTAATGTTGTTATAAGAGCATCATGGAGGTTATTTGGTACAGTAGATGGATTTACAGATTCTATTTATGGAGAAGAATTTTTTACTGAACCCGATCCTAATAACTTTACTTCAGTAGAAAACTTAACAAAAGAACAAATATTAGGTTGGATGAATTTAGACCTTTCCAAAATAGAAGCTCAATTAACTGCTCAATTAACTGCTCAAATAGAAGCAAAGAATAATGTAATAAATATTAAACCAAGTTTTAATGTGTAAAACATGAAAATAAATACAGTAGATATACAAGCTCAGTTAGTAAGCGGTACTAATATCAAGACCATAAATGGAAGTTCAGTTTTAGGGAGTGGTGATTTAGTTGTGGGTGGAGGAATGCGTAAATATGTAAACACTACTCTGCAAACTGCATCAATATCACCTGGTGAGACACTGGTTGGAAGTTATTTAATTCCAGCGAATACATTTGTTTCTAATGGTTCATTTGAATTTTTAATCAAAGCTGGTGTCTCCAGTGGGCTTCCATCTTTACAGGCTAAGTTATATATCAATACATCAAGCACATTAACAGGCGCAACTTTGATTGCAACAAGTACCAACAATTCAGGAGGTGGGTATTTTAATTTTGTAAGGAATGCAATTTTAAGTTCAAATGTCATATCTCTTCTTGGCTCTACACTTGCAACAAATTTTGACTTAATTAACGGAGGTTATTCTCAATCAACAGTAGCTTTTGATGTTACTGCAAATAGATATTTTTTAGTTTCATTCAGTCCATCGTCACCCACAACTGCTGAAATCAGAGGAGTAAAATTTGTACAATATGAATCATAACATAACAACAACGGAAAACGGATTTAACTTTCAAGATGAATCCTACACATTCAGCACTACTCAAGTATTTGATGAAAACGAAAATCCAATTGAAGTTGATTCAATTATTTCAACTGAAAGCGTTTTAATAGCTACTGATAAAGGAGTTATCTATTTAGACCTTTCATGTACAATTAAGGATGTGGAATATACTGACATCAATTTGTTTGTTGAGGCTTTAACAAATTTTTAAAGATTAGTAATGGCTCAGACACTAATCGCATCCCCACAAGGATTCAGTCCAGCATACAACCCCTTAAAGTTCATTGTTGATTCAACCAACAAGAACAAGCCTAGAAATTATTAGTTGATGCAATTAATATAGCAACCACTAAAGGAGCATTTAATTTGAATGAAGTGGCTCAAGTCATTGAAGCATTAATTGTATTAAAACCTACGGAAACAAAAAAATAATATTACATTTGCTGTAAAACCAAAAGCAAATGAATAACTTATGTCAGTTAGCTCTTCAGAATGGGGGATCTGTTAACTATTTAATTTTACCATCAACTATTACAGAAGGGTTAGGTCTTACCAATCCTTCTCTCCTTTTAAAAGATGGCTATTATATATTAAATCTAAGACATGTTCAATATGCCCTATATCATAGTGAGGGAGATCAAAAATACCAAACTATGTGGGGACCATTGTCATATTTAAATCCAGAAGATGATATGACTCTTAGAACAACTAACTACTTATGTGAGTTAGATCCAAATAATCTATCAATTGATCAGTATAAAAAAGTTGATACATCTAACTTAGATGTAACTCCTGTTTGGGAATTTGTAGGTCTTGAAGATGCTAGAATAGTATATTGGAAGGATGATATTTTTCTTACTGGTGTGAGAAGAGATACTAAGACTACGGGTGAAGGTAGAATGGAACTATCTAAATTAAGTTCTGGTGCAGCAGAAACTGAAAGACATAGAATAGAACCACCAACATATTCATACTGTGAGAAAAACTGGATGCCTATTTTAGATATGCCATTTCACTATGTTAAGTGGACTAATCCTACAGAAGTAGTAAAAGTAAATCTAAAAAAGGCAACTGCAGAAACAGTAACCCTAGTAGAACATGATATTAAATTTCCAAGAGATATAAGAGGTGGATCACAAGTTATTACATATGGTGAATACCGTGTTGCATTGACGCATGAAGTAGACCTATGGCATAATGAGCAAGGTAAAAAAGATGCTCAGTACTATCATAGATTTATCATATGGGATATGAATTGGAATATAATACACTATTCAAAAGAGTTCAAGTTTTTAACTGGTAACATAGAGTTTTCATGTGGTTTAGCTTTTGATGGGGAGTCTTTTATTATACCCTTTGGTTTTCATGATTCAACAGCATTTGTTCTAAAACTTCCTGTCACAATTTTTAACCAAATTTGTGACATATCACAAGAAAATGCAGAAACAAATATAAAGGGAACCACACCATACAAATTAGAAAAATTTATTACAAATCCTTACTCAGGTAAATGTAACTATGATCTAGCTCAACACTATTATGAGTCTGGTCATCTTGCATCAGCAATGTCATTCTATATTAGAACTGCAGAGTTTTCTAAAGATGATGATCTAGTATATGAAGCCCTACTCATGGTTGCTAAGTGTTTACAGAAAATTGGTAGAAGAAGAACTACTGAACTTGGTCTTTGGTTAAATGCTTTATCATTTAAACCAGATAGACCGGAAGCATATCTATTTATAAGTGAGTATCATGAGCAACATAAGAACTATGCACAAGCTTATTCATATGCTATAATGGGTTTACAATATGCAGATAATGCCAAAGAGATATCTAGTAATATAGGTTATCTTGGTAAATATCAGTTAGAGTTTCAGAAAGCAGTTTCTGCATGGTGGATTGGTAGAGGTAAAGAAGCAAGAAATATGTTCTTTACACTTGCTGATAACGCACATCTAATGGCTGAACACTACCAAAGATTGGTACAAACTAACATTACTTCTCTTGGTTCTGGTCCTGACCCATTCTTAAGATACCACAAAGGATTTCATGATCAACTAAAATATAAGTTTCCAGGATCTGAAAATATTGAAAAGAACTATTCTCAAACCTATCAAGACATGTTTATTCTTACCATGCTTGATGGTAAAAGAAATGGTGTATACTTTGAGATTGGTGCAGCAGATCCATTCTATGGTAGTAATACAGCTCTCTTAGAAGAATTTGGATGGACAGGTACATCTTTAGAAATAAAAGAAGATGAGGTAGTTAAGTTTAATGCAGTTAGAAAGAATAAAGCAATCCAAACAGATGCTACACTATATAACTACTCAACACTTAAAGGGCACATTGATTATTTACAAGTAGACTGTGAACCACCAAAAACAACATTTGAGATCTTAAAGATGATTCCATTTGAGCAATGTACATTTGGAGTAATTACATTTGAACATGATTACTATGCAGATGTAACAAAATCATACAGAGCTTTATCAAGAAACTATCTATTATCTAAAGGATATCTATTAGTTGCAAGTAATATTGCACCTGATGATACAAGTGCATATGAAGATTGGTGGGTACATCCTAAACATGTTGATCCTGAAATTATTAAGATTATGT